AAGGCTTTCTTCTCTCTGGTCTAACCAGAGAGGGGAAGGGGGGGGATCTTAATCCCCCCAAACTTTCCTCTTGACAAACCCCCAAAAGTGTGATACAATAAGCAAGGAAAGGGGGCAACCACTATGGATAGCCAAATCGAACGCATCATGCGTTCGCTGAAATGCTCCAGAGCCGAAGCCGAAGAAATCCTTGCCGAGGACAAAAAAATTGACCGAGGCGAAGCGGTGGATTTCGACTTGTCTGCCGAGGAACACAAGCGAGCCATGAAGAACGCAAATACTGGCACAAGAGAGCCAAAAGGTGAGAAAACCGCAAAAAAGCAGAGAGAAAACCCGGAAAAAGAGCAAATTATCCAGGTTTTGGCAACTTTTCTGCGTGAATCTGCGATTTTTGAACCCAATTCGGTAGAAATCACCAACAAAACCCGTCAAATCAGCTTCAAAATTGGCGAAAATGCCTATGATTTGACCCTAATTGCCAAAAGAAAGGCAAAAAGTTAATGATTTGGGGCAGAAATGCCCCAAAATCTTTGAAAATGGAAGGAAAAAGTCAATGAATGTGCGTATTGTGCGGGAATGGCGGTTGCCCGCAAGCGGTCAGAGATACCGCAGAACCAACCCCGCAAACCCTCTGTTTTACGTTGTTCTACTGCAAATCGGCTATTTGCGATACCTCAAAATCGGCACGGCTGAAAATGGCATTGGTGCTAGATTTAGCGGGAAGGACTACGAAAAGTATTCACACATTAAATTGCTTTACGTTGCCGAACTGGAAGCAACGGCAAAAGATAAAAAGAATGTGTGCTATCATGTCGAGGATTTGACCCGCTCCGCACTCCGTGAAATGAAAGGTTTTACATTTGTGCGGAATGACCGATTCAAATACTTTCAGCTTCCCGCCGAAATTCCAGTATACACCAGTTTGAATAATTATACAATGATTCCGCTCCGCTGAGAGTGGAATCATTTTTTGTGCATTTTGCCTACTTGACAAATCGGCCGCGCGCTGACGAATGCCAGCGCCGGTTTTTCGGCAAAATAACCAATTCCAACAATTTTTGAGGCGCATTTTTTGTGCAATACTCCAACTTGATTTTCCCGAAATCGGTGGTATAATTGTATTATAAATCAAGAGGAGGTAACCCCCATGAATAAAAAGTGCATTACTGTCAGCGAACTGCTCCGCCAGCTTCAGACCATGGAAAAACTTGGTTTCGGTGATTCCAAGGTCATTTACATGGATGAACTATCCATCACTTACAATGTAGAGGAAGGCGTTCACGACCACTACGGCAAAAATTTTGTTGTCTTGGGGTAAAAAACCCCTTGACAAATCGCCGAATCTATGCTATAATGAGTACATCAAATGAGAGAGGAATTGATACCCATGAAGAACATCAAGCTTTTTGAGAGGGAATTGTCCCTCATTCTGGACGAGGATCTCCGCATGGCAGTTAAGGGATACCTGATTGACCGAGTTCCTGACTACTTCTGGACGGACGGTGCTTCCAGTTCTGGTAAGTATCACCCCAAAATGTCGCAGGGTGTCGGCGGTCTGGTTCGCCACACCAAGGCGGTTGTCATGTTCGCCGAAGAACTGCTCCGCATGAGTTCTTACGCATACATGAAGGAAGAATACAAGGATTTCGTCATTGTCGCCTGTATCATTCACGATACTGTCAAGTATGGTCTGGATGGTTTCAACAAGGCCGAGTATAAGAATCACGCAAGAAATGCGGCAACCGCTTTCCGTGATTACTGTCTGGTCACTGGCTACGGCGAACCCCATTTCCTGCTTCTGAACGCTGTCTGCGCCCACATGGGTCAGTGGTCTATCGAGAAAGAAGATAGACCTTTTACCAATGTGGACAGATGTGTCCACATGGCGGACTACATGGCAAGCCGTCCTTTCATCGACATTCCTGCGATTGTCGAGGAATGGAACGAGGTTGCCGGACTGGCAGACGAACTGCCTTTCTAAAAAAAAGTTGTCGGGGGGGGCTTGACAAATGCCCCCCGACATGGTATAATAAAGAAAATCAAACAAGGAGGAAACCAAAATGGCTACCTGTGCTGATTCTAATTGCGGTTACTATTGGAAGGACGAGGACGAAGAATACCCCCGTTGCCACTATCCCGATGATGGCACTCCCGCCCCCTGTGAGTACGACGATGACTACGAACCCGAAGACATTGACGATGACTTCGGCTTCGACCCCTACGAAGGTTGCTACACCTATGATTGTTGAGCGGAAAAATCCGCTCAACTTTTTTGTTCATTTTGCCTATTGACAAATGCCTCGACTTGTGGTATAATAAGGGTGTGGTTCAACGGGCCCTGGACGGAGGTCAGGGCCCGATTTTCCGCCCGGCTAACCCCATATGGAATTTTTTTGCTACTTCTAGCGACTCTCATATGGCCTTCATTTTTCCCGAAAACTAGGCGCCCCGCAGGGCCGATCGGGAATCCGCATATGCCGAATCATTTGTTTGAAACTAAACTTCCCGACCGGAAAAATTTGCCTCCCATTTTATTATAACATATTTTTTTATAAAAGTCAAATTGACTTTTTTCATTTTTTTTGATATAATTATAATACAATAAAGAAGAAATGTGAGGTATATACCAATGAATTATGATAAGAATTACTTCCTGGATCAGTTGCGCAATGGCCAGGACATTAACACCATCGGTCAGGCTATGGCAGATGCTATGAACGCAGCACTTGCAGACTTTAATGCTGAGCTGGAAGCCGCTCGCGAGGCCGAGGCAAAGCGTGTCGCTAAGGTTGAACTGGCCGCAAAGAAGAAGGCAATCGGTGAGGAAATCGTCGACCTGTTCCGTGAGTACGCCGCTTTGACTGGTAACACTGCTATGGATGAGATGGAGATTACTGACGAAGACATGGATACCCTCGTAGAGGCCCTGGACCAGACGTTCGCTCTGATGGGTGCTATGAAGGAACTGAAGGTAGCAATCGATGCTATGCCCGTAGATAAGGTTGTTGCACGCAATCCTAAGACTCGCACCGCCACCATTCATGCTAAGAGTGATGATGAAGCTCTGGCAGATTTTCTTGCCCAGATTATGAAGTAAAAATGCCTCTTCCGACAACTTTGAACACAAGGGCATAACTTTGCTCTGTGTAGTTAGCCAGAAGATAGCATAGGTCATATGAAACGAAGAACCACCCTCTGAAAATGAGGGTGGATTTTTTTATGCTCACGGTAACGGGGACGAGAAAAACCGGTCGATGAGTCTAGGCCCCGATCGGCCAGATCAACTCCACAATTCTCGCAATTCTCTCACTCTCCCCACCATTCCCCTCCAAAAGAACAAAAAAGGAGGACGTATTAAACGTCCTCCAATATATCCAAGAGCACAAAGAACTCACAGATATCTGTAATCCAATCTAATATCTCTGCGCCCCACTCAAGAATTTTAGTCCAGCCCGTAGTTGAACCCTTTGAGCAAATCTTCAATGGTCATTTCCCTCGCCTTCTTCAAAGTTCCCTCAACATCAATCTCCAATTTTACATCCGCAGTTGTAGTTCCAGGAGTAGAAGTAGCCTTATGTGCGGTTGGCACAGGTGCAAACTCAACTGTGGCCTTCTTCTCATTATAATAGAAGACTTCCTTGTCTCTTTCTGTGCGGATGGGGAAATACTCTCGCTTAGTATCCTCATGAACAGAGCCTTCCTTATCCAGATAACCAAATCTGAACCACATAGAACCGCTCTTCTTCACGAAAGCATTGTCATCATCATAGACGACATAATAAGCACCATTGCCCTTTTGCGCCAGTCCCATTCTGTCACAAGAAAAGACAGGAAGATCCTTCCACTTACCAAGTCTCTGACCAGACTTTGCGGCAGACATCAAATTATTATAACTAAATACCATGATTTTTTCCTTTCGATCGAAAATCCGTTTCGGATTTTCATTTCATTTTTTATTTTGTTCCTCGGTTTTCATTTCATTTTTTCAATTCAATTTTTGAATACCCCTACTTAGGGCTTTTTGAATTGAAGTTCTTGAATGACTCTCATAACATATTCTACTTTGCTTTCATCGGGTTTTCTGAAGATTCCCATCTCTTCCCCAATGCGCACGATAGTATTGTCATGAAGATAACCTTCATCTACAAGCATCATATAACCTTTTCCACCTTTTCTTTTATACTATAATAATTATAACAATAAAAAATAAAAAAATCAAGAAAGAAATTTTGAACGCGTAGCGTTCATTCTATTTGTCTCAGGTATTTAGACCAATCATCCTCATGTTTCATTTCATTTTTCTCATACATATATAGAATTTCACTGATTGGTACAACATAAATATATGGCTCCCCTGGTACCATATATAACTTTATTTCTTCAGCATTATATGGCAAGTTCTCAAATTTACCATAAGCAAACTTTACATTACCCTTTGGTATTTTCATGTTTTTTTCTCCTTTTTAAATATATGGAACATCAACACCTTTATAATTAAAACGAGGTTGATATTTAGTAATATATTTTTCTTCTTCTTGATTTAATAATTCAATAGAACATTTTTTAAGAATTTGAAATTCAATATCATCTCTATACTATCTTATTAAATCATACATTGCTAAAGATTTTTCTCTATTACATCCAGATTCTTTTTCCATTTTCTTTTTTGTTGTTTCATATCTATTTTTACTATTATGAGCAGTTAATCTACTTCCAATATTTACTGATTGTCCAATATAAATTATTTCATTATTATAAACTAAAGCATAAATACCGCTAATACCACGATATTTTAATCTATCTTTTGAATTCAATTTTTCCATATATTCGTCCTCTCTATGAGGGATTTAGAAAGCCGGCGTTAGCCGGATTTCTAAAGCCCGATATAATCTATTGTATCTCTATTTCTATTTATAAGGATACTATTTTTTTAACAAAGTATGTACTTTTTTTTAACACTTTTATTACATGAGGCGTCTAAATTTTTAACACTTAATTTAAAGTATTTGTTAACCAATCTAATTGATAAATTGTTTTCACATTTTGAAAAGTATCAGCTTCTTGTCTCATTGTAGTCAATGAATATTTAATCAGCCCTATTTTTTCTAAAACATATAAAATATTTGTGATAATATCGTTGTTACTTCTTGTGCTTGTGCTAATACCAATATAACTTTTTACCTGATCCAATGTAAATTGAAATGGCTGACAATTATTGCTATAATAGCAATTTAATAAATAAACATAAGTAGAAATAGAATTCTCATTTAAAGTATCGGTAATTAGCTTTAAAGTATTATAAGGCACCAATGCAGCAATATCTGCACTTAGCTCAATTAATTGAAAAGTATCCTTATTAATTTCTTCCACCAACCCCAGCTCCTTTAAATTCTTAAATTTCGTTGAAACCGTCTGTCGTGATAAATTAAAAATATCTGCTAACTTACTAAAATTAATATCTTTCTTAGAGAAATATCTCTTTCCACTTTCTTCATCCCTCACTGAAATACATTGTAAATAAGCATACAAAATATCATAATATTTTTTACTTGCACAAATATTTTTAGATTTTGGGATTTGTCTTGAATTTGGTTGAATTTTTAACACAATCGCACCTCCCTTCCATATATTATAAGAAAAATTGTTAATCACTTAACAACTTTGACCCAAATATATAGGTGTCTAAAATTTTAACACTTTTTTTTAACAATTTATATAGGTGTCTAAAATTTTAACACTTTTTTTTAACAAAATACATAGATGTCTAAATTTTTAACAAAACATATAGGTGTCTGCGGCTTTCATGCCTCTACGCGCCTCAAAGCAAGCCTTTGTGCGCCACCGTAGCGCCAAACCGCAACTACAATATTGATAGTTGATTTTTCAAAAAAAATATGATAAAATATATATGTAAAGATAAGAAAGATATATGAGTAGTTGTAAATGTTCTTATCCGTCAGAAAATCAAAAGCCGTCTCACGAGTCGTCAATAAGATTTCTCGAAACGACGCATAAAAAGCCAATAGGAGGTAAAAGAATTATGGTAAGCTTCACCCCGTCCGCAATCGAAGATGAAGTATATAATATTTGCGAACAGGTTGACTATCTCGTGTCTTCCAAAGAATATACCCAGGACGCCCTTCACGCCGTTGAAGAATACTTTGAAAATTTGACGCATGAAGACCCTCTCTTCCAGTGGAACGAAATCGTCGATCCCTACCCCGACAATTCCGGTGCCTCCGTATCCTTTGCCTGGATTGAGAACCGTCATCTTCACCACATCTGTCTGAATTTCGCAGGAGGTTTTTAATATGACTAAACACGAACTTGTGCTCGATTTTATCTGGCAGTTCCGTAAGTTCGGCTCTGATGTAGCCGATGCTTTCTCAAACGGAATGTGCTTTCACTTCACAACTATCTTGCGGCATCGCTTTGGGTCACTCCACTGCCCCATTATGTATGACCAGGTAGCCAATCACTTCGCTACTCAGATCGAAGGCCGCATCTACGATATCACTGGTGATATCACTGATGACCCCGAGTATCACTGGGAGCGATGGAGTGATGTAAAGAGAGCAGACCCAGCTCTCGCAAAGATTATCCGTCGGGATTGCATCCTCAAGATCCCTGATGATGAGCGTAGCTGTGAGCTTTGTGCTCATTGTTTCTACGATGAAATTTTGAATTGTTTCCTCTGCGACTATGACAATGAACCCGTAGATATCTACGGAGTATGCCGGAGGGAGGTATAACCAATGATTGCAAGAGTAAATAAGAACTGGGGTATCAATGTCAAAAACATCAAAGACATTGGCCTTGATGGCGACAAGATCGTTATCACCTGGCTGGACGACAGCACCAACAAGTATCAGGCTGACGATGAAACTATGGCTTCCATCTATTTCAATCGTCTGATGGATCTGATGGAAGAGTCTATCAGAAAGAATGGTGTAAAGTAATGAGCTATGCGATTCTCTATACAGTATATTGCTATGAAACAGATGAAAACCACCTTCCCGTTCTAAAGGACTACAGTGACTTCATTTTCGCAAACTCTGTCACTGAAGCCTGTCGCGATATCGAAAATGAATTCCCTGAAGCAGTACGTATTGACATTCAAGGATTTGATTATTCTCGATGATAAAATGGAATTTTTCAAGGAGATGTTGACAATATGAAGACCTGCGGCGAGTGTGCCTATAAGGCGCTTCAAGACGGGAAGTGTCCTGTCTTTGGACGAGAAATGCCGGCCGAAACACCGGGTTGTCCTATTTTCTCAAGCACAATTACAAAATGCGCTCTTTGTGGCAATATCATTATGGGTCAGTCCATTATCGATTATGATAAGGATGATAAGACTCATATCATTTGCCGCAACTGTCTCAGCGCATCACCTTGTGAAATCTGTACTCGTATGAATGTCTGTTATTTCCAGACCGATCATACCTGCCAAGAGCCTCCTATGATTATGAAGGAAGTGCGGCAGGGCAATATGATTATGCAGACCCAGGTCATGAATCCGAAGCGAGTCATGGCCACTTGCGCCAAATGCGAGTGCTTCAATGAAGATGGTCTGGATACAAATACATTCTGCCGCAAACAAGAAGGTTGCGGTTGTAAAAATCAAAAAACGAATTGGAGAGATTGAATATGATTCCTATTTCTATCCTGCTGGGCGCAATCGTAGTCATGACTGTCGCAGCCATCTCTATCTGGCTTCATCCCACTAAGCTCGCTAAGGGTATTGTCGGTGGTGCATTGGTTGTCGCAATCATTTTCGCCATCTTCTGCATTGCTCTGAACGCTGGAGCCAAGAGTGACCTGAATTATCTGACCGTTCGTTATGACGACCTGATGCTGTATTACAATACCGTTGTATATTCTGATAATGAATATGTGCGATACGACTATTACGACAAGGTCAATGCTTATAACGAAGCCTATGAAAAGGTGATTGCGGCCTCCGAGAGTAAATGGAATGGCTGGTTCTATCCTGCGGAGGATATTGCCAAGCTGAATACCATTGACTTCACCCTGCATGGAGACAACTTCTATGGAGAAGGATAAGGCTCTCGTTTATCGAGATGAATTTATGGAGCAGATGATCAAATGCATCGGCTCTGAAGAGTGGAAAAGAGCGTTCAAGGATAGGCCCAAGAGCGAACTAACTGCGGCGATGGCTGGCATTGGTTTTGCTGGTAATTATGCGGCGGTCCATACTATCGAGCGCATTGCCGCCCGCACTGTGCGCCCTTGCCAGTGGTGTGGTGAATGTCCCGTTTGGACTATCGCATTTGAAGACGGTTCTGAATTAGACACATGGCCTAAGGTAGTCGCGGAATGTGTGCGGCGTGATTGCCCTGTAGTCGGAGAGGATGTAAGATATGCCCAAGTTTAAGATTTATGCCGGTCTGTCCGGTGGTTTTGGCGGTGCTCACTACCATTGCACCGATGAGTTCATTGATCATGCTGATGCTGAACAGTATGCTCGTGAACTGACAATGGAAGAGTATGAATCCTATGGTGGCTATCATGGCCTTTATACTTGGGATTCCATGCGCCAGGAAATTGCTGATGAACTGTATGATGGCGACATCGAACAGGTTGATCCTGAAGATGTTGATGATCGCATGATTGAAGAAGTCGAAGGCTGGATTACTTATAAGGTAATTCCCGTTCATGATGGTGTCCTCCTTGATGAAGAAGATGAAGATAGTGGATACGATGATGACGATGCAGATTGTTTCTGCGAATGATATTCTTTTCTAAATAAATTATACAAAAATAAGAAAGGAAAATCAACTAATGAAAGAATTCTTTGCTCGTCTGATTCTCAATTTCATCTTCATTCTAAGCATTGTGATAGCTTTTGTTTGCGGCATGGGTATCCTCATTGCACTGTTAGAATGTGCTTGGGACATTATGATCCTATGTATTATTCTCTGTCCTCTTGGCTGCGCGACCGCCATCACAATTGGATCAATCAAATGACACAATTATCAAACCTCCTGGTTCACAGGAGGTTTTTTGATTTTTATAAAAAAATATGATATAATATATATACAAGGTAAAGAAAGGGAGATAAGTATGTTACCGATTAAAACCATGGAATATATCGATATTGCGGATATCTGCGAACTGTTTGATCTAAATATTCGTGATTTTGCTTTCACCGATGATCTCAACAATGGCGAATTTACCTGGTTCTATTGCAATGAGACCTGGATCGAGGATTATAAGATCTGCGCCGAAGATGTTGCTGGTTCTCGCTATGAAGCTCGTTATCTGAATAATATCAAACTCGCTGAATACCTGCAGAAAGAAATGGGTCTGAAAGACGGCACAATGATTCACGTTCACTGGTAAGGAAAGGAAATGATACCATGGAAAAATTGATTGCTTGCTGCTCCGGTTTTGATATTCGCTATGAATTTGAAGTTGATGGCGAAGTCGTTGGTGAATGTTCTGTTCATCAGAGTGACTGTTATATTCACAGTCTGGAGATCGAAGAAATGTATCGCAACCGTGGCTACGCTCGTATGATGCTGCGTGCGGTCATGAGTTTGTATCCTGGTCGACGTATGTGGCTGAAAGCCTGGGCAAACAATACTCCTGCAATTAAGGCTTACGATGCGGTCGGTTTCAAGATCTATGAGCGTGGCCCTTACAGTAGTTTTCAGACGGAAGAAGTTGTTTCCATGGAAATCACTGCTCCTTCCAAGCAGATCACCTTCAAGAAAAAGTATGGTCTGATGCTGATCGAAGAAGATTATGAGTGTCTGTTCGATTCCGAGGAAGAGCGTAATGAAGTTGCGCTCGCTTGGTATGAAGAACTTGCGCCTGCCCTGTGGGCCCGGTCTTTCAACTGGTATGATGAGTATGAAGAGATTAGAGATTTCGATCTGCGTTGGGAAGCATTCTCTGCTCATAATGACGCACTAAATGCTATTTACTGCTACGAAGAAATCGTAATGGAGGAGATCTAATGAAAACGAAATTTATGCCTGCTAAGGAAGCCATCAAGATTACCGAAGATGCTGAGCGTAATCGTAAGCAGATTGCGAAGGAAAAGGCTATGCAAATCCTGGAAGAGTTCGATTTCAATGAAAAAGTCCAGGAGGCAGCAAAGGACCAAAAATGGAAACTGCGGGAGCCTATCTTCGTAGATGATTATGATGTGGCAGTTGAAGTCTGCAATATCGTCAATGACCTGGGCTATACTGCGCGGCCTATGCAGCATGGCTATGGTTGTAAGTGTTATAGAATCCTGATCGGCTGGTCTCAGGTTCAGGTTCGTGCGGCAGCGGGGGAGAAAAGATAATGATTACACCTAAAAATTACTTGAAGGAGACCCTCAAGGATTGGGGTTCTACTCTTTTGACATTTGCAGTATGGCTTATTGGCTGTATTCTTGCAGTCGTGTTTCTCCTATGGTTTGTTTCTATCGTTCGATATTGGTTCATTCCTATTGCTATTGCCATCGCAGCTATTGTTGGCTTAGTAAATGAATGCTATAATCGATATGAAAGAGACAAAGAGCTCGCGAAAAATCGGATGTATCATGCAAGTCCTATATGGCTTCGTGGAGCTAACTCTTTTACCAGTAGAGAAGAAGCTGTGGCATATCGTGATCAGATTATGAATGAAATGCAGATCGCTTGGGAGAAATATGTTTCTCAGTATGGCGAAGATGAAGATGCGCTTCTTCAGCGAGACTACAATGCTCGGACCGTAAAGAAAATCAATGATATGATTGACGAAGGAGAATGGGAATGATTACACCTAAAAATTATATGTGGAAGACTGCGAAAGATACCCTGGATATTATCTTCCATGTGGCTGTTATGGTTATCAATGTCGTCATTGGTGCCGGCATCGTTGGTTTTATTCTGAACTGGTTGAAGTTCTGGAGTCTGATTCCCATGTGCCTGTTTGCTCTGTATTACTACATCAAGCAGGAAGCTCGCATTGCATATGAAGCAGATAAGATGATGGTCCAGGAGCGTCTGACCGCCAAGAGAGGAAGTATTGAACGCCAGTATCAGCTGGGTTCTATCTTCCGAGCAATGAACCTGGAAGATAAGATGGAATATATCAAGGTTCTGCAGTCTGATTTCGACGAAATCTATGCTGAATATGTAGAGAAGTATGGTGAAGATAACTTCGCAAAGAAAGAGCGAGAATGTGCGGACCAGGCTTCCAGATATTTGGATAGTCTTATCAAAAATATAACTCCCAAGCACACTAAAGAAGAAGCAGAGGTTATTGAAGCTAAGGTCATGGAACGCGTCCGTAGAGAAGCAGAGATTGCGGCTTACGCAAATAAAAACAAAGCCACTGGTTAACAGTGGCTTTTTTGATTTTTATAAAAAAATATGATATAATATATATGTAAGATGAAGGAAGGGGAAATGAAAGATGATGAAAAGATTTGATGGCGCTTATGAAGTTGACTGTGTAATCAACTTTTGGAATTTAGCTCGATGGATGGAGCGAGATGCTGAAGAACTGTTCTATCAGATGTTCCCCAACGATGACTATGAAGAGTGCGCCGGTCGTTATATCTTCATTGATTGTCTGGAGCGTATGACCTCTGGCAGCGATGAAGATCGTGAGCTGTGGGAAGATGTTCACTTCCATATCACTGATGCCGGCTATCGTTTCTACAATGAAGTGCTGATGATTTTCTAAGGAGGAGATACTATGGCTAAAAGAAGTTTTGCGTTTTTCAATGAAGATGGTGAGCGTGAGATGACCATGGACCTGGATAAGGGTCAGCAGGAACTTCTGCGATTCCTTCAGGATTGGGGTTATATCGCTGATGCTGTCAACATCCAGGATATGGGTGAAGTATGTAATTATCCTCCTTATGCGGACTGTCCCGAGTGCGGCAAGACCTGTGTCTTCCTCAATGGTGTCGGTCATGAGGCTGAATACTGGTGTGATGAGTGCGGCCTGGACTTCATTGTGGAGGTATGATTATGAGCTTTCATGGACCTGTGATTATTGTGGGGCAGTATCAGGGCCTCACCAAAGAAATGAAAGAAGCTATTGAGATGTGGGCTCCTAAGGAGGAAAAGAAAATGAAATATTTCCGTTTGCGTGCTTATACTCCTTACTGTGGTGAGGAGCTGACTGCGGTCGCCAAGGGTGAGAGCGAGCATGAAGTCATTGCTTCTGGTCTGCCCGATGACCTGATGGCTGACTGTGCGAGCGAGTGGTTCGACCCCGCAGATTATGAAACCTTCGGCTATGAAGACGAAGAGGAATATGAAGAAATGTACTACCAGGAGTGCGGCTGTGAGATTACTGAAATCTCTGAAGCAGAGTATCTGGAAGAGCTGGAGCGGCTGTAATAGGAGGAATAAATATGTTTTTTGTTTCTAAGGCTCGTCATGACCGAGAGATTGCCAATCTGATTTGTAATTTGGATGAGGCTGAGGAAGACTGCCGGCACTATCGAGACTGCTGGATGTCTGAGCTCGACAAGACCAAAAGGCTGGAGACACAGTTGTTCAATGAAACTGAGAAGCACGCTGAGACTAAAAAGCAACATAAAGATGTGATAAATATGTATCTCAAGGCAGATGCAGAGAATGTTGATGCCAAGAGAGAAAATGTTATCCTACGGCAGATTGTCGAAGACCTGTCTGGCAAACCTGCGGATGAGCTGATTGAAGCACATAAGCGAGCAGTTCGTAAATTGGAGTATGAAATTACACCCACCCCTATTGAGGAGGATAAGTAATGACAAGAGAATTTGCTGTGCAGGTATCCAAAGCTCTGGATGACCTCGAATCTTTTGAAGTTTTTATGGATATGATTGACCAGGTAGTCCTGCGTGCCGAGAATGAACTCGACATTGACCTGGGCGATTTCAATGATAAGTTGCAGGCTCTGATGACTGAAGAGCACAACCGTCGTAATTTTATTCTGGAGGGTATGTAAATGAAAAAGTTTATCTGTATTCTGCTCGTTCTGTCTATGGCCCTGGCACTGTGTGCTTGCGGCAGTCCCTATCCCAATGGCGGCACCCATGTCGCTACTCAGTCTACTGATTCCGGTTCTGAGCCTGTGAAGATTTCCTTCATGTCTGAGTTCTATGATAACCATGGCAACCAGTGGCTTGCGGTCGAGGGTACTTCCTTTGATATTGAACCTAACAAGGTCAAGGAGTATTCTTATGACAGTGATGGTTCCTGGATTTCTCAGTGGACTACTTCTTCTGTAATGTCTATTACTGTCGATGGTAAGCATATTGAGTCTTGTGGTTCCACTGTACTGTTCTATGATACTCGTCTGGAAAAACTGAATCTGGAATTGCCCGAAGAGATTACTCTGTCTCAGGGTGACCAGGCAACTATCTACTCCCCCTATGATGGCTACAGCTATTCCAATGATAACTGGGGTCTGCGCTATTGGTTCTGGGAAACTGAAGAGCAGGCTAATATGAAGCCTGCGGCCCGTATTGTAATTATTCAGTCCCAGGAGGGCGATCCCATCTGTATGTTCGCCGGCGATAATGTATCCTGGTCTGTATCCCGCAGTTTGCCTAAGACTACTGAACTTGTAATCGATGGCAAGATTGTATATGTACATCGAGCAAACTTCTCTATCGTGGATACTGCCGTTTTTGAATAAATAAAAGCCCCTCTGTTTAGCGCAGAGGGGCCTTTTTGATTTTTATAAAAAAATATGATATAATATATATGTAAGGTTGAGAGAGAAATGAAACAAAGTTATGGAGGAGATACTATGGCTACTGTTACTGTTCGTCGCAAGCCTTCCTATGCTGAGCTGGAGGCAAAAGTAAAAGAGCTCGAGGACGCTCTGGTTATCGCTGAAAAAAATAAATGTTTGCGGGACATTGGCTGGGATATGCTTCATAACCAGATCGCAGAACTCCAGCGAGAGAACCGTGGCCTGCGTGTTGATCTGAGCAATGCTCGGAAGCTGAATGAAGAGTTGAGTGATCAGGTTGAAGCTGATGAGCGAGAGATCGCCGATCTGAAAGCTTCCAGAGAAACCCTGCGAGAGTTCCGTGAAGAACTGGGTGAGGAAGTCGATGAAGCCAATCGCATTATCACTGAGATGGCTACCGAGCTGACTCTGCTGAAGGGTGAGCTCACCCAGAAGAATAAAATCAATGACACTTCTTTCAAGGCTGCCAATGACCTGGCTGAACTGCTGGTTGCCGCTCAGAAAGAGCGTGATGAAGCCAGAGAAGAAGCTGGTAATTACCGTGTCGAGCTGATGGAGCGCGACTGTCGCATTGATGAGCTGGAAAAGCAGGTTGAATGGCTGCGAGATAAGAATGATGAGTGGGCTCAGGTTGCTAATGACCAGAAAGCCACTATCGTCAATTACGAAGCCGTAATTCAGAGCCTGCAGGAAGAAGTTGAGCGCTGGAAGCGCATCGCTGCAGAAAATGTCGATATGGCAAAGCAGTTCCATCAGGAAGCTCTGAAAGCTGAAGCTGATTCCAAGAGATTCAAGGAAGCCTATGATGCTCTATATGAACAGTTTGCTGATAATCATGCCAATGCCCAGTATTGGGAAGATCAGGCTCACAAGCTCGAAGAAGAAATGAAGGCTGGTCATGTGGAAGTCGATACCCTGCGGCG